ATTGATCTGAGTCCCATTCTGTGTCCAGTTAGAGCATTTGAAGGCTTGTCTTCTACCCATATACAGCCACTGTCTTTATAGGGTAATAATCCTTCGTCTTTATCATCACCGCAATCAAGACAAACAAGTTTTTCAAACACACCCTTTCCAAAGAGTCTTTCGAGGTTCTGTTCTCTTAATTTGCCGGCATAGTAATCAGTACTGAGACTAGTAATACAATGAAAAACATAGCCTTCATCATGTAACTTTTTAACATATTTTATAGAGTCCCTTAATCCAGGTAGGAAACCAATCCTAGCTGATTCATTAAATTGTCTAACCAATTGTCTAGCTAATGTTTTGGGTATGTCAAACGTGGTAGCGACATCGTAGACATCTTCCACCTGTACCATATACCCATTTTCGGCCATAAACTTGTAAAAGCTGTATTTCCAGTCCAATAAGACCCCGTCGCAATCGACAAGAATCAATTTATCACTTCTAATGTCTTTCATATTATATCCTTTCCTTTAATTGTATATTATAACACACTTTAAAGGGAATGTCAACACGCTATTCGCCGTATTTTTCTTTTAATCGTCTTTTCCTCTTGGATTTGAATTTTTTGTTACGCTCTTCGCGTTGGCGTTTCTCATCTGTCTTTAGATTTTCCCACTCTTTCGGTTTGGGTAAATCCCTATAACGTTTGGCCACGTCATAATTTCCTTATCGCATATCCATTGGACTAGTAAGAATGCCTTCATAGGCCTCTTCTAGTGTTTTGAGTGTAAGTCCTTTAACCGGAGTGTGTGATATCATATGATTAGCAAGTAAATCTGCATCTGCATTTTCGATATCTTCCAGTAGACTAATGAAAAGACTTTCACGCTTTATTTGATTGAGGTTATCGTACCCACCACCTTTAATAAAGATTTTGAGTCTACGAGCTTCTCTATAAAGCATAGTCTGTGCATCGGTATGTTTGTTATAATTCCACGGAGGCGCGGAATCTGGTATTAAAAGCTCTATATCTTTATCATAGATACATCTTAATACTGTTCGGAAAGCTGGGTTATCATGTTCTTTTAAGAACTCAATTTTACCCGGTTTCGTTTTTATTTTTGAGATTTCGTTAAGAATCTCTGCCATTGATAGTTTAATAGCCATAATTAAAAATCCTGTATATCTGTAATCAAATTTTTCAATTTCATTTTAACAAAGAAGTTAAATAGTTTTTCACGACCAACTTCTTTCTCTTTATTATATTCGTTGAGAATTTGTGTTGTATATTTCTCTGGAATCATTGTTAGGTCAATCATTTGTTTATTACGATTAAATCTAAGTTTTGTTTCCTCATCCATTGTTTCAGGTGTTTCTGTTAAGACCTGTAATCTTTTCTTAGTCATTGGACTTTGTCTCGTCCCGACTGCCAAACAATTATCAGGGCTCAATACATTGGGAACTCCGTCACCAACATCACCTTTTAAAATATGTTCCTGAATATATTTATCCGGAGCTGCATGTCTTACCCATTTCTTTAGAACTGGATTATATTGAGAAACATTTGCGTATGTATGTAATTGGATAAAGTCTTTGTCACCAGAAAGAATAAGAATCTTTTCAGACCCAGTATTCATTACAGTTCCATGTTCATGACAAACAGTCGCAATGATATCATCAGCCTCACAACGATCTACCTGCACAACCTTATATGGGAAGTTTTCATGAATCTCTTCTCTAATTTGTCCAATCACTTCAAAAAGTTTTGGCCAATCCAAATCAGAATCATCACGATTCTTTTTACGATTAGCTTTGTAATAAGGGAAGTAATCTCTGCGCCATACATCTCTCGTATCTACACAAAGAACAATTTCACCAAATTCCTCGGTAAACTTTTTTCTGTTAAAACGAATGCTGTTTAAGAACATGTGGCGAAGTAGGTTTTCGTCTAATTCTACGTTGTGGTGGTTGCCTATACTCGCGAAGAGTGAGGCCAGCATCACCTGGTTGTAATCAACTAATATCATAATTTAATCCATTTTTTATTTAGTAGTGTCTATTTTAATCCATTTCTGGATCAAAGTCAACCCCTAAGTCAAAATCTTTTTTAAAGCCGCCTTCCATTAGGCCTGGCTCTGGGGAAGAAGTCATTACATTTTCATCTGCAAATTCATGTAGGGGGTGAGCTACGTCCAATGACAAGAGGTGTAGCGCTTTAATAGCTTCAAATACTAATACCATACTCGCAAAGTATTTTTCTATGTCCTCGTCAAAATCACAGCCTGCTCTATCCATTTCACCTAAAACATTCTGCCAAATAATTTCAGCCAGTTCTGATGAATAGCTTTCCTTATAGGCTAATAATTTGTCTTGGATTTCTTGAGCGTCCATTGGCGGTTTTGACATGCCATAATTAGGAAACTGTATTACGTTATCCTTCTCTTTTTTGGGCATTTTCTACTACACTCCTTAGGGCGGCATTCCACATATTCGTAAATGATGGAATATTATTTCTTGCCAAGTTAAATCTGTCTGAATATGTGAACCCATTAAAATAGTTCTGGTCCTTTTGCATATTCTGTAGTATTTGTCTTGTTACAACAAATGCATAGTTAGCATGTTTTGATGGGTCTTCGATGTAATCATACATAATCGTTGCATTGGCAGCTGTTTCCGGCAGCGCTGCAAAGTTCGGATGAATACAAATACATTGGCTTTTAATAGCTTCGATAAGTGCAATACATGAAGTTTCAGGCCATACATTCGGGTATAGAAAAATATGTGATTCTTGCAATGCGGATAATACTTCCTCATTACTTTTTACACCGTGATATGTCATCTGAGGATGTGCTTCAATAGTTGAATATAATCCTTTATACGCTTCATCACGTTGAGGCCAGCCATAAATGTCAAACCCTGAATATACATCTAAATGAATATTATCGAATTCTTTTGAAAGTGCATCAAATACTGGAACCAATAATTCCAAACCTCTGTGAGGTGTTGTGTGGTAAATGAATCTAATTTTATCTGTAGACATTGTCACAGGATCATATTGCTTTTCAATAGCGTTATGAATAACTGAACATTTTGAATACGGCATGCCAAATCGTACTATATACTGGTCTCTCTGCCATGCGGTTACAAAAATAAAATGGTCGAATTTTTCCCAACCACCATCATTCAGTACTCTATTTTCTGGGTCAACCGCTAGGTCGTGACACCATAGAATATTTGGAACATCTTCATATAGTTCTCTAGGTCTTGATAAGTGTACAGCAACTTGTGATAGCAATTCTGTATCGCAATTATCGACAAGGCGCTGCCTCATCATTTCTGTTCCACCATTTGAATTTTTTGACAAATCAGTGTCAATTATTTTGCCTTTATATACGACGCTCATCTTTTTTCTCCATTATTAATCATAGTTTAATTCTCCATAAATCTTAGTTGGTTCTCTACCATTATCAAATATTTGATCCAATGATAGCCATGCCCCTTTTGTTTCCCACCACTCCTTTAGTAATTCATAGGAATAAAAGGCAGATTTTGCTTGTTCATTATAATAATATATATTCTTTGAACGAAAATCTTGCACGTTGTGGTTAAACAGTGGGAATGTGATAACCAAGCCAAACCCATGTAGTAAATTGTTTTCTGTTGTGACTGGGCTACCTAATGGCATACGATAGTTAATATTGCCTTGCCCAAAATCGTCAAAATAATAATCAATTATTTTCTTTGCATATTCTCTTTTCATGATATACGCCTGTAAACCATGGTCCCACATTTGTCTAATGCGAGGTACCATTGGAATATATTCATTATTGACATCGTAAGGATACTCGAAAACATTACATAAATGCAATGCGCCCCAGTCCCATTTATTACACTTTTCAATAAATTCTTGTAGTGTAAAATTCCAATGTCTCACTGTGGCGTAATCCAAATCATCTTCAAAGAATATGCCATATTCCTCATCTGTGTTTTCATACCACCATTTAATAGTAAGCATGTGTGATGAAGTGACACCTTTTGTAGTGGTAGCACAAGCATGTGCATCACCGACAAAACCTATTGATTTACCTTCTTCGTATCTATCGTATTCATGTATATTAATATCATGTACATCGAGTAGTGCAAATTCTTCTCTTGTGTAGTCCCTACGGTCTCTACATTCTTTGAGATTAATTATATTCGGCTTTGAAATGTTCTTTAGCTTATCAGCTAATCCTATCATAATAAAAAATTACCTTATTCTGAAACTAGTTCATTATGAATTGCTTCTAGTGTATTATGGAAAGCCCTAACTGAGCCATTATTATGAACTCTATAGGTTTTAATATTTAATTCTTCTTTTAACATGTAAGCTTTGTCAATTTTTGTGGCTTCACCAATTGTAAACTCTTTATATAAATTGCCATTAAAGTATCTACGTGAATCAGAAGAGTAATCATGTCCTTCTCTTGTTAATTGAACGATGACAATATTCTCTGCACCAACCTTTTCAATTAATGGTTCAAGTTCTTCTACAAATCCACCATCAGCAACTGCATAATCTTTGTCTTCTTCAATCTCTTTGGATACCTTCCAACCAAAGAACGATTTACCGTTTCTAGGTTTAATAATGTCCTCTGATACATGAATCATTGCTTCACGTCTTGAGCGATCGCCTAAAGCGTATTCTTTTGTTTCCTTTTTGGTTCTGTCTTCATAGCCTTCCATGAACCACTCTTTGTCTACACCGAAATGTGCAATTGTTTCTTTAAAGAGCTGATGTTTAAACGAAAGATTCCCATAGCCATATTTTTCTTTATATAAACTCGCTGCCTCATCTTTTCCTGAAGCCGGTGGGCCGTTAAATATTACTATCATCTTTTTCCTCGTTATATTGTGTGAAACCGTATTTACAAATATAGTAGGCATCTACGATATCAGTAATAGGATTCCACGATTTGTTTATTATACCACATCTAGCGCGAATGTCAACCCCTGTTTCTGCTTCGAAGGCTTCTATCATCATTTCCTTATTCGCGTTACCTTTACCACAACCAAATTTTTTAATCATTGTCGGTGCATATACATCGTAGGGTATGTTCTTTTCCCAGAGCTTGTGTTTAAATAATCCACAATTCTCTGCGATTTGGAATACTCTACCTACTGCGCCAAATGCGTATCCTTCAATTCCAACAAAGTCACATTCAAAACATTTAGCTTGTGACCATGAACCAATAATATCATATCTCTCTTGGTCGTTAAACCAATTGTCTGGATACATGGTCGCTTGATACTGTCCTTTCTCTCCAATTAATAATTTCTTTTGTTTTACATAATAGTAAAAAGTACAGTTATCGTAACTCCATTCTTCACCTTCGTGTACACAAATTGCAGGACTACTTAAACTGTAGTCAACACCAGCAACTCTCATAATAAACTCCATATTTAATATATGGTATTATTTATTTAGTCTGCACGATAGAAAATATGAGAACCAATTGTTCCTACTTGATGTAAAGTTGGAGCCCAAAAAGGTGTAATATAATCTGCATGATAATGTGTGGAACCTTCAGTCAGTCCTGTATATAATCCGTGTCTTAAAATCTGTGTGGCGATAAGCAGTGAATTTGACCAAGCGTCTCCGTCCATCGGATCATCTTTTTTACCATCACAATACCAACTGAACTGACATCTATCTCTTACTGGTACTTCGCGTCCTTGGGTTAACCACCATTCTGAAAGTTCTGCTTGTCGTACGACACCACAAACAGAGCTCGGATAATCCCTATGATTTACTCTATTTAAAACTACATCAGCAACAGCAAATTGTCCAGCCATATTTTCTGACCTTGCTTCGTGATATATGTTGAGTGCCATACAATATTCATCTTCTGATATTACTGTATCATAATTTAATGCTTTAGTTTCACTAGCAAATAACATTAAAAAAGCAACACCAGCTGCAAACCACAACGGCAAAAAGTTTTTGTTAAAATTACTCATGCGATTATGCGCCTTTTCTTGTGTATGCGTCCAATAATTCTGCACGATTCATTCTCTTTCCAAAGGTATGAATAAGCTTCCCGGCCTGGTATCTCTCAATAACGCCATCATTAAACTCGTGGTCAGTAACTGATTTACCATCTTTAGTGTCCTCAGGTCTGTCATCATAATACATTGAATTCATTGAATGCATATGTATGCCTCTAAGTTCTTTTGCCCATTTCTCAGCTTCAATTATAAGTCTTTGGGTTTCGACTGTTTCGTCATATTGTGTCATAGTTTCTCTCCAGCATCTAGCTCATTAATTTGGTCGAGTACCATGTTTGCTTCTTCGGTCACAGTAGAGTAACTCATGATATCGCCTGACCGTTGTAGTAACATTGCGTCATGCAATAACTTTTCGTATTGTGTCTGCAGTTTCTTTCTCGGGTCTTTTTTAAATAATCCAAACATTATAGTTTCTCTCCTGGCTCAAAGCCTCTGAACGTTTTAAACCTTGGGAACCTTAAACTGTATGTGTCGGAATCATCTGCCAATGATACAGAGTCAGCTCTAATTTCTACCAACTGACCTAACACTTGTTCTTTATTTGCCCAAATGTCTTTTCTGTTATCATCAGTCAAACCACTGCCGACCTTAACATTAAAGTTCTTACCCTCGTCTGTGCCTTCACATACAAGAGCCCCTAATAAACCTTCATTCTTTCCTGTGCCCTCTTCCAAATCGACTACAGTAAGTGTAACCTCGATATAAGGTTTCATTTTCAACCAGGCATATGTTCTTTTACATTCGTAAATGCCATCAATAGGTTTAATCATTACACCTTCGTAGCCTTTTTCAATTGCCTGTTTATTTAAATCTGCAAAGAGTTCTTTACCTTCGTCTGTCTCAAAGTCTAATTGCCAGTAATCAACAACTTTTATTGCTGGGTGGACATTTGCATATTCTTGTAAAGCTAATTTTCTGTCAACCTGAGATACAGTACCGACACCAGCCTCAAATTCGTCTAATGGAATTACGTCAAATAAGGCAAGGAAAGCATCTTCTGTCTGTGCGCCTTCTTTACGATTGACTTGTTTCATAAGTGTTTGGAAATCTTCTGACATAATTTCACCATCAAATACCATACCTTCATTTTGGCGTCTGATTAATGCAGTTTCAATATGTGGAAAATTACTTAGGACCTTACCGTTACGTGAATATATTGTACAGGCTTGGTTTTTAACAATGGCAATACATCTGACGCCATCATATTTGTATTCAATAATACATTTACCTTTAATTCTTTTTGGATTTTTATCGCCACTATTTGCTAGCATACAACCGAATACATGAACGACCGGGTCATGCCCAGCCTTTTTGGCCATCTTATTTACTGTATTTTCACTAAACCCAGCTCTCATATCCTTAATTAGGATTCTGCGATACCAATCATTCCATTCTTCCATCGTGGCTTTATTCATTACATTTTTAATTGCATCTTTAGCTGCATTACCTGAAAGCACTCTGCCAGCCAAATCAGCAGCAAGAGATTCAAATTCAGATAGAGTAAGACCTGGGCCATCCTCAGTTGAAATTGGAATGTCTTTTACTCCAAATGTTATCATGGCATCTAGTCCCACACTCAATCCCCATAGGAATTCTCTGTTGGTTAAATGTTC